CGGGATCGTATAGCCGTTGACTTGCAGGAAGGGCATCGTTACTCACCATCACAATGCGAATCGTCACTCACCATCGCATACGGCATCGTTCTCACCACCGCATACGGTATCGTCGCTCATCATCACGCACAACATCACGCGCCACCCGTGTCCACGCCAAACGCAAGACCGCCTAGCCGGCTCCCCGTCTTGGAGTAGCCGCGCTCTTCGAGTTCGTCTGAGATCCGATCAACCGCACTCTCGATGTCGTCCACCTGGATATTAAATGTTATCGAACCCGATGGCTGTTGCCCGCCCAGTGCCTCCATGCCTCCGGGTCCGCCAACATCGATTGCCTGGAACCGCGCGGCCTGGACCTTGAAGCCTTCGGGGACGTTTGTCAGGGAGGCGTTGAGACTGTCGACCGTGTCGCCGAGGTCGCCCATACTTTTGTTGAGATTCAACCATGGATCGTTCCCGCCGCCTCTCCCGCCCGTTGGCGTAACCCCCCCCGCCGCTTTCTCTACCTCCGAAAATGATATCTTGGCTTTTCTGATCGACCTCGCGAGGCTGCCCAGATGCACCTTCGCCGCGAGATCCGCAAACCAATCAATTACCCTGTTCCAGACACGACGGAAGGCCTGGGCGATGTTCATCATAATATCACCGACCCACTCTGACGCCCTGCCCAGCGCGTTCACGCCTTTCTGAAAACCGAATATCCTCGTTACGACAACCCCGATCTTCTCACCGATCAGGCCAAGCACGCCTAAAAACGGCCCCAGAACTTTGAGCACCAACCCCAGAACGCCAGTTATGAGTTCTATCACGCCACCCACAACGGCGAAGGCTGCGTTGAGCATTGCGGCACCAAAAAGCAAATCGACAATCGTTGTCACAAACTCACCAATCATCTCCAGCAGAGGCGTGAATGCCGCCAAGATGCTATCGAGTAGCCCAACGATCGAACCGAGGATTTCGTTGACCGTTTCGATGACCTGTCTGAAGAACTCCGTTTTCTGCAAGAGCGCCGCGATTGCCCCAATGAGCGCGCCCCATGGGCCACCTGATTCCATCCCGGCCTTGGCGCCTTCGATGACGTCGCCGAGGGTGCCGGACCCGGCAATGAGCGCGTCGACAAGACCCTTCCCGGCGACGTCAACCCCGCTTTTGATCGCAGCGATACTTTTTTCTAATGCCGATGGCAATTCTCGCGCGCCGACTTTCGCGATTGCGAGCGAGCTCGTTTCGAGGCCGCGGACGACGCCCTCAAATGCTGGTGCGAGTTTGGCGCTCGTGGCTTTCATCTCTTCAGCAAAGTTCTTGATTTCAGCACGCGCTGCCATAGTTTCGTCTGCTTTTTTTGCGGCCTCCTTCCTTTCCTTTCGTGACAATGCGGGCCTGCCTGGTCTTCCCTCGAGTTCGCCTGCCGTGATTTCAGGGATCCCCAATGCCGCGGCTTTTTCGATTGCCTTTTCTGTTCCCGTCTTGAAGATCCCAAGCTTCTTCCCCCAGAAATCGATCGTCTCGCCTATCGCTTCAAACGCCAGCTTGAACGGGGTAATAAAGACGGTGAGGATCCCTCCCCAGATCGAGAGAAACACGCCGATGATAGTGTCGGCGATTTGACCAAAATACGAATTGGCCACCCAGTCCCAGAGTTTCACTATGTCATCAACGGCGTTTCCAAAAAACTCACCAATTTGATCGGTGAGCCAGGACCACTGTCCCAAACTCTCCGCCACGAAACCGACAATGTCCGCAAGGAATTTGACCAAGGGGGTGCCCGCAAGATAAGCCATCCCCTCATCCCACAAACCCTTAACGTCATTCATCAGATCATCAAACGCGGAACGAACCGTATCGGCGAAGCTTCCAATTTCTTCCGTTGGGATATTGAGCGAATCCTTGATGTCATTCCCTAGCTGTTTCCACATCAATCGAACATCGTCGGTTGTGGTTTTCGAGATCTCCCCGTAGCCCACCATCAACACGCCGGCCGTAGCGATGGCTACACCGATTGCCGCAACGATCGGAGCTACGGCAGCGAGCACGGTTACCATCGTACCGAACCCTGCGATTATCGAAGGCAAGATAGCCGCCGCCGTAGCCAGACCGGCGACTATGCCAGCCAGCGCCGTGGCCGCCATGAGTCCCTGTGCGGCGAATTTTTTGACCTCTGGGCTCAGGCCCTTGAACCACTTGAGCAAATCGCGGATCCCCTTGGCAAACTGATTGACCATCGGGATCATCTCGGCACCGATCTGCCCCGCGATATCGGTCAACAATCCCTCGATCGATTTCATGACATTGGCAAAGCTCTGCGACGTCTTGGCCGCATCGCCCTGTTGAAGCGACGTCTTCTCCATGATGAACGCGTAACGCAAAGCGACCTTCTCGGCCGCGCCCATATCCTTCACGCTCTCGGTGATCCCGCGCGATAGAGCGAACGCCTCGAGCGCGGCCACGTGCATGACCACGCCAAATTTCATCATTGGCTCAGTCGACCCAATGAGACCGGCCTTGATTGCCAAGAGCGCATCGGCATCGGCCACGTTGTTGAAGCTGCCGATGTCTACCGCAAGCTGGGCAATCTGCGTCGACATCCTCGCGGCGGCTTCTTTGCTCCCCACCATCGGCGCGAGCATCGCCTGCGTCGAGCCGGCGAACTCGCGCATCTGAAACTCAGAGCGGCCCATCTCGTCCGCCGCCGTTCGGGCCCACTTCAAGATCTCCGGCGTCATCTTGCCGAAACTCGTGGCCACGACGTTCATGTTTTCGTCCATGTCGGACGCGACACTGACGAACTTCGCACCGAGCAAGGCCATCCCGCCGAAGGCAATACCGGCAACCGTGGCCACTTTCTTGGCCGTATCGGCCACGCCCTGGAGTCCGACCTCTGCCCCCTTGAGATCTCTGACAAACTCCGCCGTATCAGCGCGGAGCTTGACTGCCAGGGTGCCCAAGGTTGTCATCGGTCGCTAAGCTCCTTTGGCTTGTTCCCTGCCGCAGCGTGGACCGCTTCGCGAATTGTTGCTCCGACGAACAACGCCCAATCCGACGGGGCCGCCTCCATCGCATCCTGGCGCCGGAGAATTCTTGCCGCGGCCTGGGTCGCCAAGTGATCTAGCATGTCCTCACGGAGAGATTTTCGTCTCGCCAAGTGATCCAGCATGTCCTCACAGAGAGATTTCGATTTGGCCATCAGTCGTCAAGCTCCGCAAACGGGAGAAGGGGAATGTGGCCACCCTTGACGTGCGGAGCGTTCACGGCACCAGCGTGCCACGCGGCCAGGATTTCGACCATTCGCATCCGGCGCATAAACGACTTGCGCTGTAGGTGCCACTCGTAGGGCGTGGCCTTCCAGAACTCTTCAAGGGTCATGCCCGCCGCCATGGTGTCAACGATCAACGACTCCCAATCCCACTTCGGGGGCTCGCTCCTCAAGTAGGGTTTGGTGACGCTTCTTCGCCCTCCTCGGTTTCGCTTTCTTCGGCGCCGTCCTCGGCCGCCTTTTTCTCGGCCGCCTCTTCGGCGAGTGCCTCTGGATCCTTGCCGGTCATGGCGATGCTCAGAGCGCACATGATCGCCTGGAGATATTCCTTTTTGGCGGCGAAGTCGGTGTAGATCAGGTTGCCAACTTCCTTCATGGTGAACTGCTTTCCACCACCACCGTTGATCCCGGCGTACAGCAGGATCAGGATCTCTTTGTCGCCAAGGATCCGCAGGAGCTTCTCCTCGTTGCCGTCAGCCGATGCCGACGTGAACTCCCAGAAGAAGTAGGCCACCGGCTTGCCGAGCAAGTCCTGAGCCTCGGCCAACTCGTTGCCGCCGTAGTGGATGATTCTGCCGCTGTCGTTGTCGGGATCGGCGGGGTTCTTGATGTAGACTTTGTACTTTTTCTTGGGCGAATGCACACGCCACCTCCGTTGCTGTGCTGCTTCTCTTCGTGCTGTACGCTTCCTGCGTGTCGTGCCGCTTCTCTTTGCGCGGCCTCCCTGTCTGCTACACCGACGCCTCGGTGATCGTGCCAGTCATCCGTAGCGTAAACGATATCATGCTTGCCGCATCGTTCGGTCCGCTCGGATTGTCCGAAGTCACAAACGCGTTACCGGTGAGCTTGCGCCCGCCGCCCATGCGCATATCGAACGCCTCTGGCCCCGTCTTGTTGTTGATGTTGGACACCAGGGCAGCCTGGCCGACATCGCCAGAATCATTCTTGAGGGTCAGACTGATCGTCCCCTGATCTCGTCCCTGGATGAACGTTCGGGATCCATCGTCGTGATCGGTGGTGTCGATCTCGGCGCAATCCCAGGTGTAGGAACCCTCTTCGATCCCGCCAACGGAATCGCCGCTGAAGGAGAGGGTTTGAAGTCGTCCGTGAAACTTTGCCATTGTCTGCTCCTGCTCCTATGAAATGCCGGGGGTTGGTGTAACCGTACAAACCGCGACGGTTGCCGTCCCGGCTGAATAGTCCAGATAGACATTGCCGTCGGATTGTTTGTAGAGACCAGGATCCAACTTGACCACCCCGATCTTGGTGTCGGCAATCTCAAACGTCTTGGTCCGAGCATCGTTCGCAGTGTGCCGCGATGCCGGCAAGTTGAGTGTCACGGTCAACGCCGCGCCACCAGAGCCGTTGAGAATCAGGATCACTGTCGGTCCGACAATGGCGAACTCGTCGCCGTTCGTTTGATCGACAGTCTCAAAACCAGCATCAACGAGACCATCGCCCCATGCGGGGATCGTGGTGACTGCGAGTGTGCTTCTAGGTGCCATCGTCTTCGCCCTCCGTCACGCTTGCGCTTGGCGTGTAGTGCTTGCCGTCCCAGTCGGACATAGGTGGGCCGTCGTTGGTCAACAGGCCGCTGTGATCCCCGTCGCCGCTGTCGGCCTCGTCTGGTGTCGGCTCGTGCTCCCGAGTCTGCTCGGGATCCTCGGGCCATTCGGCCACGTTGTCATCCGACGCTGGGCAGGCGATCCCCGCGTCGACCCATTCCTGGGCCAGATCGGCAGGCACGCGACCCGACGGGTAGAAGCCGGAGCCGTACTTGCGTACGGCCGCGGTTTCGTTTCCGTCCTTGTCGAGTACCGGCCGGCTTTGTTTGTCTCTGAGATAGATCCTCATGATGTGCTTTCCTTTTCCTTGGCACGTCTGCGCGCGGACGAAATCAGCTTTTCTGGATCATCGTCCGGGTCGGCATACCCGGCGAAACCGTCCATCTCGTGAGCTGGTCTCAAGACACCGTCGTCATCGGCGACAACCCCAAATGGGATGGTCTCGACGCACCAAAACGCTACTTGGCGAGAGACACCGCCGTGGTCCAGCAAAAACACTGCGCGCCATCCTAGAGCTGCTGAAATCATGGCGTGTCCTCGTACATCATCTCCACGGTGTACGACCACTCGTACCGACCACCGGCATCCTGGGGGAGCGGGATTGGAGCAGCCGTAAGATTCCTGACGTTGAAGTATCCCGAGATCGTAGCGTGCTCGGTGAACGAGAAGATCGAATCAGTGAAGTCCTTACCCCCGTCGTAATCGTCCTTGTCGCCGCGGGTCCTGACCTGAACTTCCGCGAAGACGGTGCGCTTCGTGCTCCCGTTATCGGGTTCTGCTGCCGGACCCCCGCCTTCAATGCAAAAGACCGCCTTGGTTGCGTAACCATCTTCCGGCGGGCGCACCGGCCCGTGGAAACAATTTGTTCCCAGGGTAGCGGCGGCCACGCCCACGCCGATTGCAGTGGCCAGGTCTACGGCGGCTTCTTTCATGCCTTACTCTTCCCGGCGCCCTTCATGGACTACTCTTCTGGGCTTCTTTCATGCCTTACGATTCTCCGAGGGCCGTGTCGGCAGTTCCTTGGGCACGCCGCGCCAACTGATGTTGCGTCGTGCGTTCTCTTTGGCCTTCTTCTGGATCCAGCGCGTGTAGCCGCTCTTATGGCGGTTGACTGGATCGCTCAGAAAATGATCCTTACCGGTGGGATGATTGCGCCCGCGGATCTCGTGCACCTCTGGTCCGTACTTCTTGCCGTACCCAAGCTCCACTTCGGGATCTCTGAGGCTCTTTGGTGGCGCCACGTAGGCCGAGCCCTTCAAGAATCCCTTATCGACCGGAACCTCCTTGGTGGAATCCGCCATGATGGCAAACCCCTTCTGGTAGATCGCCGCCGCGATATTCCCACGGGTCTCGTCGCTCGCCTTGTTCATCTGCTTTCGCAGTTGGGCGAGTCCCTTGACCGTTGTTTTGATGAGGATGCTCATGTTACACGCTCACAAAAACAACCCATACAACGTCAGGTCGGCACTGGGTGTGGCCTTCTCGGTCCACCCAACGATCTTGCGCGCCTCGTTGCCCTTGGTCGTATCGTCACCGGGCAACCAGATGCGCGCCTTGCGGGGGATGTTGGTTTCGGTCGTCACCTTCGCTTTGACGTCCACCTCAACACCCTGGGAGTTGCGCGTTTTGAACAACCCGAACTCGACGCGGGCCGCGGCCGTACTCTGGCTGCCCCACGTCGGATCTCCGCTGTTGTTTTTGGTCGTCCACGTGGCCCACGTGACCGTCTGCGTGAGCAAATGCGAGACGCGGCTCATGCTCGCCCCCTCTTTGCACAGCACCTCATGCAAACACCGGCCTGACGTACGCTTCGATCTTGGACGCCACTTCGATCGGCATGCCCACCGCAATGATCTTGCTACTGGCATAGGACGCGGCCCAACTGTCGAGCTTTTCTGAAACGATGGACGGGTTGCGCGGTCCCCACTTGTACCGCATCGCGGTGAACATGATCGCCGCGTCCTCGAGATCTTCGGGCAGGGTCAGATTGACGGTGACCTCCACGGCGTTCTCATCCGCGGCGCCCGCACTGCTGAAGTCGGTTGATGCGATGGTGAACGTCTTGGTATCCCAGGACGTATAGTCAACATCCAGCCAGGCGCCCGAGTCGAGCAAGATCTTGATCGCCCCGGTGTCCGGCGTGTCGGTCGGGATTGTTTCGTTGATGACTACTGCCGTAACCGTTCCGCTAGTGAGCGCGCCGTTGAGAGTGCCGGTCACCTGATTGCGGGTCCTATACCCGCCGGCATAGGTCACCCGATACATTGACTCCTCGGTACCAGGCAGGGGGAACGAGGTCATATACTGACCGCGGGCGACCGACCACGTCCACCCGCCCGCACGGTAGATGCGGCCCTGATTGACGTTATCGATCTGGTATTCGCTCGAGTCGATTATTTCCGCGGCGTCTTGGGGATCGTAGACAATCGAGCCAATCGAAAGCAGGGGGCGCTTGGGCGTGAAGATTGCCGGGTAGCCGTAGCCCTTGAGGTCGTCGATGCGAGCGGATTCATAGTGGAAGCTGGGGGCGCCGCAATACTTGGCGATCTCGGCGGACGCCGCCTCAATGAGGCGCTCTATACGGAGCGTGTCGCTGCCCGCACTGATCCCGAGCTCGGTTTCTACTAGGGCGAGAGTACACAGCGCTTTTGCCGACAAGGTCAAACACGCCTCCTGTCCTGTCTACTTTTTGGCGGCCTTCTTCTTGGCGTCAGCTTCCGCCTTGGGGTTCTCGTCGGGCTTCAGCTCTGCCTTCACCTCTGCCTCAAACTTGGCCTTCTCGTCGGCATCGATCTCCGCCTCTGCCTTGGCGTCCTTGGCTTTCTCCCCGGCTTCGATCTCCGCCTTGAGCGCAGCATCAAACTCGGCCTCGAGGGCGGCGTCGGACTTGGCCTCGGCTTCCTTCTTCGCCGCTTCCGCCTTGGCGTCCACTCCCTTCATGGCAGCATCGACCACCCGCCCGGCGCGCTGGTCGTGAACGGTCTTCTTCGCCGCCTCGCTCTCGTCGGCCTTGACCTTCGCCTTTGCATCCCGCCGAGCCCGCGCCTGGTCGACGAGATCTTGCGCGGTCACCTTCGGGCTAGGCTTCGGGGCGCCCTCGTATCGAGCCACGCCGGACTTGACCAACGCCGCAGCGACCTTCTTCGAGAAGCCGTAGACGTTCCCGTCGGCGAAGTAGTTGCGCCACGACTTGTTGAACGTGACGCCGACGATCTCGGCCGGGTTGATCCCAAGCCGACGGTTGAGCCCGGCCTGTGCCTCTCGGCGCAACAGCTCGCGAGCCTTTTCGATCGCCTCGATGCGCGAGGCGTAGTCGCCAACCGACATATCGGAATCCATGAGCTTGGATTCATCGGCTTCGAGGCCGTCGGGCGTGGTGGGCTTCTTGTCGAGGCTCCTGCTCTTGGCCTTGGCTTCTTCTTCCGACTTGGCCCTGGCCTTGTCGTCCTTCTCGGCTTCTGCCTTGGCCTTGTCGTCTTCCTTCTTGCCCATGGCGTCTCTCCAAAATGACTGGAGCCCCAGGCTAGCCCGGGGCTCCAATCACGGTTGACTACTGCGGGATCTGGTTCCATCCACCGAGGACGCCAATGCTGTGGAACGTCGCGATGTCGGTGGTCGTGTTGCTCATCGTACATGTGACGTTGAATCTGATGTAGCGCTTCCGTGTCATCAGATCGATCGACTGCTCGTTGACGCCGCGATACTCGGTGGTCGCCGTCGCCAGCTTCTCCACGGTCAGGGCCTGCACCACCTCGGCGCTGTCCCAGCTCGAGTCGTTCGCCGACTCCTGGAGCTCGATCGTGAAGCTGATACTTTTGGTGTCGGTCAGAGACGCCAACCACCCCGTGACCAGCACCATGCTGTGCGCCAACGCCGTGCCGCTTTTGCGATCGATGGTCTTGCCGGTGTTCTTCGTTCCGTCACCGGTACCGCCAGCAGTGACGAGCGAGGGCACATCACTGTTTTCGGACGAATTGGCATCGTGGGCGGCCATGTACTGACCGGCAGAGTTGAGAGGAAAAGTCATCGTTTTTTCTCCGGGTGCGGGTGTTTACCCTTGCACCGCCAAAGCCCACTCTGGGTGGGCCGTGGCGTTGTTTGTTTCAGGCTTGTGTTTCAGATCGTCGCCGTGTTCAGGATTTGCGTTCAGATCCTAGACCCAGTCGACGTCATCGATCCGAGCGATCTCATTGCCGCGCTGGCCAGCCGCGTGGTCCCATTCGCCGACCATGCGGATCACGGTGCGGCGGGTGCTGATCCCCGAGACCAGACTGCCGGAGGAGTTGTTGTAGCTACCTCCCACGAAAACGTCAGTCTCGTTTTCCAGGGTCTTGCCCAGGATCATGTGTGCCATCGCCACGAAGAAAATCTCCGAGTAACTGGCGCTCACATTGTCGGGAATGTTCGACGTGGCCGAGTACCCCGCCGAGAGCAACATGCCGTCGATGCCGATCCCCTCCATCTCCGGGAACAGCCGGCCATCGGTGGCGCGCTGAGCCCGAAGGAAATTCTTGGTTCGCGGCGACATGAAGTAGTACGGCCGGTCCGTGGCCAGGTCGATGTTGTTGGTCTCGGCCGTGGTCTGAACCTGCAACAGCTCCTGAACCAAAGTCGCCTGGGTCAGCGACGCCAGGGCCGTGGCCGAGAAGTTGTTGCCGCTGGCCATGAGGCCATACAGGCCGTTGGGCTCCGAGTTTGCACCCACCCCGCGAAGCAAGGTCGCATCCAACTTGAGCTTCATGGCGCGCAACATCGAATTGGTGATGAACTGCGAATTGCGCCCAGGCGCCCCCCGAAGCATGCGATCGCTCACCGGAACGATGGTGACCAGCTCGCGCGGCTGGAGGTTGATCTGGCCGCCCTCGATCTCGTCGGCGTTCACCACCACGCCCTCGGCCGCCCATTGGGCGTCCGCCCCGTCATTCTCGTACGGGATCGACATGCCGCCCTCATCGAGGTCGACCTGCTCGGGGCCGGCTGCCAGGTAGACGGATCGGGCGAGCAGCTCCTCGATCACGCCCTCGGCAAACACCGGCTGAAGAAGGAAGCCGCCGGAATCGAAGTCGGTCGCGCTCATGGCCTTGACGAGCGTATCCTGACCGAACTCCTTTGCACGCGCGATCGCCCGCTGGAGCCCGCCGCCGTTCTTCTGTGCCCAAAACTGACACTGGAGGGAGCGAACGAACATGTTTGCTCGTTCCATCGCCGTCATCTCGGCCGGGTCCTTGGTGGCCAGCGGATCGAATCGGCCGCCGATGCTGCGGGTGGCCGGGTAGACGTCACTCCTGTCGGGCATGGCCGCCCTGGCCGCCACCTCGGCGGCCTTGGTCGGGTCGTCGAGATCCTTGTTGGCCTGCTTCTGATGATCCGTGATCATCTCCGCTTTGGCCGCGCCCACCGCGTCCTTGACGATCTGCTTCACGTCTTCCCGCGTGAGGGTCTTGTTTGGATCTTGGTTGTTGCTAACGAGTGCCATCGGTCTCTCTCCTCAAACAGGAAGTCGTCCAGACTCCCGCAAAAATTCCCGGGTCAATTCTTTGACCGCGCAAGTCACGGTCTCCTTGACAAAATCGGGAGTGACGCCGTCAATCTCTTGGAGCTCTTTGGCCACGGCAGTGATGCCTTCGCGGACCATGTCGCCGATCTCTTCCGCGGTCACCGGCGGATCCTCGCCGGGCGCACGGAACACGGGCGGCTCCTCGTCGAAGTCGTCGCGGTAGTGGCGGGCGAGGTGGTCGTAGACGGCGCGGTGGTCGGGCTCGGGCACGCCCCGCGCAAACAGTTCATCCATGGCCGCGGTCAGGCCGCGGTAGACAACGTGGTGGTTGGGTCCGGAGTGATGACGCATCCCATCCTTGTGGGCCCGCGCAGGGTCGCCCCAGTCACCACCAATTTCCCACCCCGCGCCCTTCGGTAGCCGCGGCGTACCGTGCGGGTGAGCCTTGTCCCAAGAGATTGCGCCACGCGACTCGACCGCCATGCCCAGCTCGGCCAGGGGCGCGTCGAAGATCGAACGCGACAGCTCGCCGGCCTTGATTGCCTCGACCATCGCGCCGAGTAGCGTGGCCGACTCCTCGGCTAGCTTGACTTCGCCGGGGGTGGGCGTCTTGGCGTCCGCGGCTGGGGCAACCCGATCGGCAGCGGCAGCTACCTCGCCAGGATCGGGGGTGTTGATCGACACAACAACCCCGCCCTTCGTTTTCTTCATCGGGCCAAGAGCCTTGTGGAGGATCTCCAACTCCTCGCGCGGGGACGCTGTGTAGATCTCGCCGTCGTCCAGGCAGCGCTCCAGCCAATCGATCATGGGCGCCATGTCCAAGCTCTTGGCTTGGGCTGCGGCGATCATCGCGTTCGGGTTGGATCCCACGGGGACGATCGAGCCTTCGAGCAAACGTTGTTCCAGGAAGTCGAGCCCGCCGCGTTCCTCATTCCACAGCCATTTGATAGCGCGGAATCCAACGGACACTCCGCGGACCACGCCGGCATCAACTAGCTGGAGCACGAGGTTGGCAAAATCGTACGTGTCGGTAAACTCGACATCACCGAGCAATTGACCCATCGCGCCAACGCCTTCGACGCGCGTATTCAGCGGGTTGCCAAGCGGAAGTGATTGGCTGTCGTGCGCCCAAAGAATCGGGCCATTCCTCAAGAACCGGTTGAGATCCCAGCCACCAGGATCGATCGTATCGTTGTCCTCGTCGATCGCCTTGTCAGACCAGATGACGGAACGGACGCGGGAGCCATTGGCGTCGTCCTTGGCCTTTGCGATTCGACCACCTCCCCACGGGATGATCAGCTCTGAGAGATCGACTTTGTCGCCAGACCGTGCGGCGGTGAGGGCTTCTTTGAGGATCTTGGAGTTGAGCACGCGGGCCTCGAACCCGGTTCAGGACACGTCCGGGGAGGCCACGCGAAATCGAATGTGATTCAGGCTAGCATTACTGGCCGGGGCTGTCTAGTCCCCTTGGAGGTCGCCAAGCGCCTCGGCAAATGCCGACACGATTTCGGCCTTGGTTATCTCACCGGCCTTCACGGCCTCCTCGATTGCGCCGCGCGGTAGCTCTTCGTCCTCTTTGCGATTGTAGTGGAGAAAGTCGGCAACGAGATCTCTGGTCGTGTCAAGGATGCATTGGCGGCGTGTTTTGACTCCGTCCATCTCTGCCTCCGATGGTTCGTCGAGATCCGCGACCGTCCAAAGTACGCACCCAAAGTCGGGGCCAGTGTGGACCGCCGCCGCGTAGTTCTCAAGATCCTGTGCGCCAAACCCGCTCCTCGACACTGGCCCAAGATCCCCGAGGTCGTTCAAATCAAATGCCGCGCCACATCTGCCCCAGCCAACCGGTGGTCTATAATAGCCCGGAACCTGGGTTCCACGCGCGGACACCCAGAGTTTGCATGTTTTGCACGTATTCATCTAGTCCCTCATGTATTGGTTCTCTGCCCGTCGTTCAACGCGTCGTTTCATGGTCTTCCATTTCTTGCGAGCCCTGGCTACGTACGTCGAGTTGCATCCAGCACCAGGATCTTGATTCTCCCAGCGGGGGCCGTGTTCAGAACGGTACGTTTCTCCGCGTCGGTGATTCGTGTGGTTGCTCATTCAGTCCCTCCAATTCACATGCTTGCACTTCCGACAATACACCGCCCACGGGCGGGTCAGCCGGATCCCGAGCACCTGCCCCCGGCCGTTCTTGCCGCACCCCATCTCGCACCGCGGATAGATGTCCATCTTGATCCCACTTCGCTTGGTGGCGAATCGATCGGCGGGGATGAGACCTTCGGGGAGGGCGTTCATTTCTTGACGGTCACCCGTTCGAGGGGATCGCGGCTGTAGTAAGGGCGGGGATCCTTGTCGAGCTCTTTGCGTTTGGGCGGGGGCGGCTCGGGTAGAATGATCGGGATACGTCGCCGCAGGGGCTCGGGGCCATCCGGGCCGCCGCAGCCAGCACGGAGAGCCGCAAGCGCGCGTGCGGGCGTCACCCCGCCGTACTTGGCAATGTCGATAGCGAGCTGCGCCATTCGGGAGTCTTCAGCCATCACGCCACCTTCCGCTTTCGTTTCCTTCGTTCGCACGCCTTGCGATCTATGCACCCCAGCCGCCGTGCCCCGTGGTGTATCTGGGCCTCAAAATTCAGCTCGAAATTCGGGCGCACGGTCTCGCAATTTCTGCACTTGTGTTCCCGCCCCTGACCGAGGTCTTCGTTGATCCCACCGGTGATTTCGACCCCTCCGAAATGGAGGCTGATGAGCCTGCCGTGGTGCTGAACCATCACGCCACCTTCCGCAGCTCGGCAAGCGTATCCTCGAGCTGCTGATCGAACACGCCCTGGAGCGCCTTGATCGTGCGCTTCTGATCGTCTTCGGTTTCGTCGTTGAATGCCTTGACCCTGACCACCTCGCCGGATTTCGGATTGGTGATCACAGCGTACGTCGAACAACGGCACTGGATATTAAGACTGGCCGAAGCGAAGTCGCCCGGGTACATCGCCCTGTGGCCATCGACCTCAAACGGCTTATCGATCCCGCGTTCCTGGTCGTGTAGCCGCACATGCTCATCCCGCGCGCGGCCGTCCAGTGCGGTGCTCCATTTGCGGCTCTCGACCACCCCCGACTGCACATGGCCACCGAACGTGGCGAAGTTGGCAGCCGTGTTGACCTCGGTCCTCGCAATCCCTGCTGAGCGGATCAGCGAGAAATCGGAGAACTGATCGCGCAACCGCCGGGCCAGCTCGTCGGCGCCCTCGCCATCGAGAATGCCCTCCTCCAGTGTTCGCCTGACTCGGTCCTTGGTCGTGTCGTTGATGTCAACGATCTCTTCCGAGCTGAATACCTCGACGTACTCCAGGACGGCGGGGTTGAGCATATTGAAAGCAGGGGCCACGCCAACATCGGCCATGGCCTTGTTCCCCCACTCCTCGATTGTCCTCTCGATCTCGGGCGTGACCGCGAAGTCCAGGTATTCTGGCGTAAGCACGTTGACGATCTGGTCTACGTCGGAGGCGGTTACGGCTTTGGTGGGCGACAGCGAACCGTAGTGTGTTTTCTCATAAGCGTCTTCTCTCGCTTCCTTCTCCTCCAGTACATCGTGCAAATACGGCGATAGCGACTCGCGCCAGGCGGGCGGCACCTTCTCCAGCAACTCCATATGCGTCCGCGCCACCCGCTCTCTCGGCAACGATGGCGCATCGATTTCCGTGAGACCCATCGGCACGTAGTGCTTGTTGTCCGGCTCGCCGCGGTCCTCGAGCCCCTGGAGCTTTCGGATCTCGCCCCGTGTGGCCGCCCATGGCGCAGCCTGCAACGCCCGCAGCTCAAATTCCTTATCGGTCGGGACGGGGCTCGCGTATCCAAGAGCCAACCTCACATCGTACATCGGCACGAGATGCTGTTGAAGCTGAGCGCGGAACTTCTCGAGCTGCGGCACCGTGGACATGATCGCCATGATGGCGAGCGCGCCCGTGATCGTGGCTCTGTTCGAGTTCTCAATATCGCCCATGATCTCAGGCGGTACGCCAATCACTTGGCGGATCAGATCCTTGAGCCAGGTCCGTTGCTCGGTTAAATCCAAATCAACGAGCTTCTGGGAGATCTCCGTGATCGTGATGTCGCCACGGGTCCACATCGATCGGCCCTGACCGGCACCACGATACTTGTTCTCGAACTTCTCCTTGGTCACCTCAAGCTCTTTCTCTGTGGTTCCCCTCCCACCCGGCGCCGGCTTGACCACCACGAGCAGATCGGGCCGGCCGTTCGTGCGGAAATAGGTGTTCTGGAATTTGCTGATGTACTCGTCGTTCTCGAGCTCGTCAGATAGGGCCACCCCGAGCCCGGTCCCGCGACCGTACGGATTCACCAGCGACGGATTGCGGAACAGGATGAATTCCTCGGGCGTGAAGTCGTAGCGCAGTCCTCCCATCTGCACCACGTATTTCATATCGCCCTTGGTCGGCACCTTCACGATCCAGTGAGGCGGGATCGGCCAGATGGCGATCGGCGCACCGACAGCGTTGAGCTCCAGGGCCCACCCGCATTCCCCGGCCACGAACAGCAGAGCGAACGTCACTAGGCGCACGTCCACGCCGGTCAAGATCGGATTGGGGTTGGCCAGCATTTCGAGGAGCTTGTGATCGGTGATCTCGACGAGCCGGCCCTGTGCGTCCAGCTTGGCCAGCGCCTTCTCTCGGATCTCTGGTGAAGCCCCCATCTGTAGCGTGATGTTGCGCTCGAATCCTTTTCTCTTCGCGCCCTTGGTAGCGAAGATGCGCCACGGCACGATAGCCGCAGCATAGGCCGCCCGCTGAACCACGGCCTGGAACCATGGAGAAGTATTGTAGGCGGCCAGGACTTCTTGAACGGTGCGCCGACTGCGCCATCCGGTCGAGCCGCTGATCATCTCGATCGAGGTGCCCGTGTTCCATGCGCTCGCGCCGATTGCTTTTTTCTTGGGGCGGAAGATGTCCAGGATGCTCATGGCGTCACGTTTTTCCGGCCGCAGCCTTGGCAGAACTTTCGCCCATCCGCTTCAAACACTCCGCCATCATGAGACCAAGGCCCTCTACCGCCTGTAGATCCCCAGCGTCAAACGCTCGGCACCATTGCCGAGCCGTCTCGGTCAGCTCGCCCATGGCCTTGCGCACATCGAGCATGTGCCCATGGGACCCTTTTTGTATTCTAGCGGATTGTCCACGCTCACTCCCTCCGCTTGGCTTTCCGCCGCCGACGATTGCAAGCCTTGCGATCGATGCACTCGACACCTCGCGCGCCGTGGTGGATCACGGCCTCGACGTTCAAGGTGCCACAGGGTCCGGCGCGGCCACAGAGCGCGCACTTGACCGGCCTGCCTGCGATTGCCGCTACCTCCAGGAGGTAGTCAGGGTCAAACAGGGTCACGCCACCAATGTCTATTTCGCCCACGTCACTCCCTCCGCACCGGCACCGAAGAAATGATCAGCCCCAGCACAACGAGCCAGAGGAAACACGCTATGTCCCAGTCGGTGAGGGTCATGACTCGGCCCACCCACTCGCCTCAGCACAATACGAATGCAGGCCAATCCAGTACCGCGTGCCCTTGTGCCCGCCGCGCGGGTACGCCGGCCGCGCCGCGAATACCAGATCGCATTTGAGCTCGCCGCACACGAAACACGTCAGCGTCTCGTCGTCGTCGGGTGCTGGGTGGATTTTGAGGACCCGCGCCATCAATTCACCCCACACGATCGCCACACGACTTGCACGATCGCCCGAGCGACAACAGGCCATATGCTCGGATGCATCCAGTTGATCTGGATCACGGCCACCGGCTCGCCGCTCTCTCGCTTCATGGAGATCAGCTTCATGTAGGGCGGCAGTTTGACCATGCCTCACCCTACCCCGCTTGCCCTCAAATAACAACTACTCCCCGGGCGGAGCCCCGTCGTCACCATGACGGCGTTTGGCGAATCTGCGACGAAGAAGGGCCGAAAATCCACAGGTACAATCGCCATGGGGCAATGGCTCGCAGTCGTGTAAATGCTCCGTCACGTCATCGTCCCATGTCCAGCCGGCAGGGCCCAGCGAGAGCTTGAGCTTTTTCATATCACAATGACCTCGTAATCAACTTCGTCCTGCCGCATGACCGGCTCGAGGGCGTAGCGAGCCGCGTCCCAGATATGGTCATGCGCATCCACCAATATCGGCAAGACGTCCCCCGCCTTGTTCTTCTTGTAGCTCCACAGCCTCGACTCTTCGATCGCGTGCTCGCACCGCGGATGGATCACGATCCGCGTGTAGCCGCGTAGGTGAGCTACCCCATCCTCGACGCTGCCCTTGCCCTTCACACATGCGATCATCTTCGGGTAGTCGTTGTTGCGGCAATGGCTGATCATCTCCGGCCGCGCGTTGTCGGCCCGGGTCACGTAGTCGGCAGCCTTCGGGACCGTGTCGAACAGGGCCGGCGTATCCGTCACCTCGACGCCTACGCCGTACGCTTCGTACTCGACGTAGAGCGTCTTGGTGGGGGAGTTATCAGGGCCGTAGATCCACAACCGCACCAACGCTGTTGGGCTTTCGGCAAAACCCCAGTCGACGCCCTGGTAGGGGCCGTCCCAATCTTCGCCAGGCGTAAACGGCTCAACGACCACCTTGCCGAACAGGACCAGCGCCTTGTTGATTGTTCTCGTTTTGCCGCCCCACACCCACGCCGCAGCATCGGCGTCCACGGCATAGAGATGATCTTTCTCGGCCAACAGCTCATCCGAGATCCAGGGGTTTTCCTCCCAGCCGATCTCGACCACCACGGCGCCGGGTGGTGGGCTGACCACAAAGCGCTGATAGGTAGCGTCGGTTTCGAGATTGGGGTTGAAGCTCACCCAGATCTCGCTTCCCTTCTTGCGGATCGTCGGGACGAGGATCGACCAGCTCTCCTCAGAGATCGCCTCGGCTTCCTCGCACCAACAGATGTCGACGCCCTCCATCGATTTGATCTTGGCGACGTTGTTCCATAGCCCGGTGAAAATGAATTCTGATCCGATCTTGCTGCGGATCGATTGTTGCGTGACGTCGTACATTCCGCCAAGATTGAGCAGCGCGATTTGGTCGGTCAGTATCTTGTGCACCGAGTCACGAATCGAAAGCTGAAACTCGCGGGTGCAGAGAATACGAAGCGGCGCCCATTTCTCGTCGGCCGCCATGGTGAGCAACGCACGCGCACAGCTCCAAGATTTGGTGCCGCCGCGCCCACCGCGGAGAACCTTGTATCGGTGCGGCTCGAAGAGAAATCCCAGCTTGTTGGGGATCTCAGCCCTTGCCATCGCCGATCGATCCGTCGGGTTTGATGAAAACGACCTCGAGCCTCGATGCAACCTGGCTGCCGTCCGCGCTACCGAGGTCTATGCTCTGGCGTGGCTTGCCCCAACCGCGGTCGAGGATCTCCTTTGCGGCCTTGATCTGAATATCCCCCGAGTCGCTCGTCAGTGCGTTGGCCAAAACCAAAAGGGCGGCCTCGGTGTACTCGCGCGCAGCATCGCGAAGGGCGGCATCGGTCCGCGGGCGCCCGGACGGATTCCCACTCTGACCCTTCTTCCATGAGCCACCGCGACGCTTCTTCTTCGTTACTGTTTTTTTCCTGCTAACAGTAGCCACGCGCTTCGCGGCCTTCTTCTTTTTCTTCCGCACCGCCATGTCTCCAGCCTAGCACACCGGGGCGGGGGCGTCACCCATCGCCGGTGCTTTCCAGATCCTCAATCCACAGCGATGCTCTGATCAATTCCGACAACGCCGCGATGCACGCATCCCCAGCGGGTGCCGGGTTTCCTGTTTCGGCCCACCCGCGGGCCAGCTCCAGTTGGCGTCTCGCGTCTTCGCAATGAGCAGCAATCCTAGCCCGCACGTCATCGGCTGTTCTGACCACAACCATCCCCCACGGGCAACCCCCCTTGCCATCTTTCAGTGACGTACCAAATCCAGACATACAACGACACGAACACAACGATCATGAAGATTACCAACTGTCGCTGCGTCATGACGGCCCCTCCCGCCCGCAACACGCGCCCTCGGCCCTGTATTTTTCCACCGTCTCGGCGCACGATGCGCCACGAAAAACCAAAGCCATGCAGACAACGAATGCCAAAAAGACCGCGAGAAAATCCAACCTGTCGGCAAACCATCGTTCCTTCACAACAGCACCTCCTGTTTCAGTTTCGGCCCCGCGCCACGGGCGGCGCCATGGCCGACGTATAGCCGCGCTTCACAACAACGCCTCGCCGATCGTACCGACCGGAGCTATAGGCAGATGCCAAGCAGGCACCGCCCCATGGACATCACGAATCGGCACGAGCCGACCACGAGTCCGGTTGATCGTCTTCGGCATCGTGTAGATCCGATACCTTTCGTGATGCCGCCAGAACCACGCCTTTAGCTTCTGAAAATTGATCGCGTGCCCGTCAACGCCGCCATCGTGTCTCACGAAGCAATAGAGCAAAAAATCAGCCTCGCCGTACCGCATCCACCCTTCGCTCTCTCGCCCCAGCACCGTACAGCTTTGCGTCTCCAAAAAGAAATTGACAAAACGTCGGCCGTTTTTGGGTGGTCGAGTCAGCTTCTCCTCTATCGCCACCGATCCGCCGCGCTTTGATTGCATCACCGTATCAACCGCCATGCGCTTCTGCACCAGCATCGACCAACGGCTCTTCTCAATAAACACGTAGCGACCCTCGCGCGAATGCTTGCCATAGAACGGAGCAAGCGCCAGCCCCCTCACCGATCGCTGCCAGTCGTCATCTCTGCGAAAATCGTTCACGGCGTCGCCTCGTTGCCCCACGCGAACCAACCCTTGCGCGCCTGGCGAGCGAATAACTCGATCTTCGAAAGCTCCGGGTAGAATGCCTCTATGATTTCGTAGAACCGATCTGGCTTCTGGCTGTGCTTTCCGCGCGGATGCTCAATCACTGACGGGACCCGCGCCTCGACCGGAGGTTTCGGCATGTCCCCCCGCACAGCGACGAGCAGCAACTCGTGACGTTGACGGAAAAAATACCCCATACCGATCTTGCCCTTGTCCCAGACCGCACACGTTTTGTACTCAAAACCCCACGCACGTACGACATCGATCGCTTTGGCAAGTAGGGGGCTCGTAGCCCAGAGAAACAGAATCGCGTCGTCTGTGGCCACCTTGGCTACGGGAAGGGCGCAGATCTCCTCAAGCGGCATCGTCGGGTACTGATTCTCAATCACTCGCGTCGGGTCCGTGGAATTGTCATCGTAACGCCAGGGCGGATCAGCGTAGAGCACAGAGAAGCGACGCGGCAGCTTATCCAGCGGCTCGGACTTTTCAGCGAGCGCTTCTACTTTCTCGTGCCGATTGCGCTCAGCGATGTATCGCTTCGCTGTCTTGCCCTTGTCTTTCCCAGACAGGGCTTTTTTCTGATCGGCTTTCGGCAACTCAGCCACCTTGGCCGCGAGCGACACCGCCACCTCACCAGCATCAACCGCAGCCACGAGATCCTTGCTGCCCTCGATCTGGACCTTGCGGGCACTGCGTACGCTGCGCTCGGCAACGCCAAGCGCCCTGGCTGCGCTCTCTTGGGTTTCAACCGGCAAATTTGCCGCTTGGTCGCTACGGCGGTCGCCGCCATGTCCCATCGTCGCCACCCTCGCCGCCACCATGGCCCGTTGGCTCTCGTTCAGGTGGCGGCGCTTGACGTTCTCGGAAATCACGTAGGCGAGGGGATCGCTGCCACGCCAGGTGCGGAGCTTTGGCTCGACACCGACCTTCTCACAAGCCAGCCAACGGTTACGCCCATCCAAGATCGATCCGTCCGGGTGGAGCACGATCGATTCGTATAGACCGTACGTCAGGATATCCTCGGCCAGCTCCTCAAGCTGGGCATCGGACATGAGCGGGAAAACTTCAGCATATGGATGGAATTTCATGAAGGCCCCAAGGTCAGTGGTCACCGAGCACTCCGGGGACCTTGGGGAGTACCCTCGGCACCCGGCGACCGTAAAGCCCCACCATCGCTCAACTGGGCGTTGGTTGTCAACTTGTCATCCCCGACTGTTCCGATCCGACGGCCCGCCAAGCGCCTCGAGCGTCTCCTCTTCTTCCCTCTTCGCCCTCCCAGCCTCCACCCTCAGCCGCTCATTCTCCCGCCGTAGCCGCTCAACCTCGTCCCCGAGCTCGCGGATCTGGTCGTAGAGCATGCGGTGTGTGATGAATGCGCCTGATGGGGTATTGGTATTCACGACCGCGGCGTCCCCCACCCGAGCCCGCCGTGGCCGAGGTGGGCCGCAAGAGTCGTAGCCCGCACTTGGTCGAACGGGTGCTTGATTTCTTCAATCTCGCCATTTCGGCGTCGCTCGACGTAGGCATCTTGGCGACAATCTGGTCCGCAGTAGATCATGCGTCCATAGCGGGCCCAGAATCGCTTGAAGCAGTGGGCGCAGAGTTTGTGCATTAGGATTTTCCAATCACCCGATCCAAATACCACCGGGCCTTTTCGAGATCCTCTTTGCTCTTGGCGCGCCAGACGTACTTGATCACGTTGCCGAGACAGAATTCCCGACCGAGCCCCGCAGCTTCGATTGCTTGCATGCACTCGGTGCCGTTGTAGTGGGGTGGGTTGATGGGGTCTCTGGCGATCCCGGCCTGTATCAACTGCTCCCGGGCCTTCTCCACTGCGGCCATTGCACCACCAGCGCCCGATCCGAGCTTCACGGCCCCACCTCCCAACAAAGCCCAACATCGCAACACCGGATATCGGGATCGACGATCTCGAGCGTCTTGGTTTCTTCGTGCCAGATGAAGAAGGCTTGTGGCTCAGCCCATTTGATTGGCTCGGTCCGCGGCTCTTCCTTCGCGTCCGCATCCGGGATCCAGCTCCGCGGCGACGGGGCACGGAACAGCCACCAGGTCGACAGGATCCCAATCGACAACCACACCACGCCGATCGTCCCCAAAACCAGTTTTTCTTTCACAGCCCCCACCTCATAGCCATAACTAGCCGGTGAAAAACGAGCAAATGGACAAGGCACAACCAATTTTCGCCCCCCGATGGTCGCCGCATGTAGTATACCCTCCCGCGACAATCGGCATTGTCGTGTCTGCACATCATCTCCTTCACAGCCCCACCTCCACAATAAAAGCTTTGGCCTCTTCGGAGGTCCGCACCACAGCCACGGACCACCCGCGCTTTTCCAGAAGCTCGAGCCACACCCGCTGGTACTTCGATGGCGATCCCCTTGGTCCCTTGAACTCGATCGCCACGTCCGCCCGCCGATCGAAGATCAGAATATCCGGCACACCCGCCGATACGCCCAGCCGTTTCAGCTCGGCCGCTCGCCCCTTGCTCACCTGGCCCACCAGCTCGTTGGCCGGGTGGCATAGCAATAGGCCGCGCAGTCGTGCCCAGGCTACGAATTTTTCTTGCTCGCGATGCTCCTCACGGCGCCGGCGTTTCTTGCGCGGCTTGGGCTCGGGGCCGCCGATTACGTGGTGGCGGAGGGTGGTGCGAGTCCGGGTGGACACCTTGAGCAAGTCGATGGTCATCGGCCGGTCTCCACATAGTAAGCTCTCCGCCTCTCGGCGCATCGAGGACAGCGCGACTTGCCCTTACCTTCGGGCTTTCCACCACAGAGCTGACAAAGCCCCGCGTTTCGCCGGGCCGCCACCCGCACTCTTGATGCCGCGCTCGATGCCCTGCGATACTTCGGTCGCGTGTCCATCATCCGCGCCTGATGCTCGCGGCAATATTCAGTACACAGAGCGCACCGCCGTCGATCCGGCAGGGCCTTGGCTTTCTTGCAACGGGTGCAGGTCATGCCTTCACCGCCCGCGCGATGGCGAACAGGGCCGCGCCCACGGGCTCGAGATCTGTTGCGTAATCTTCTCTCATGATTCTCCTTTTGATGCCTGCACCCATCGTGCCAGCATCTATGGAGGGCATGGAGGGTCAAATCCAACCCTCCATATCCCGTTGTCGTACAATTTCATGAGCTTACTCGATACGTGGAGACATGGACGGTTTCGGCCCAAGAGTGTATAGGGGGTATATGAGAGCGGGGTTTTCTCCCCTCTCTCTCTCTGTTTTCTTCACAGACATACACACACCCTCCATGTATCCATAGATTGCAGATTACTGAGTGATCCCGGGGAGCAAACCTATGGACGGTAGTCCTCCATTACCGTCCATGCCGTCCATAAAATCGGCGTCGGTACGAATGCGCAAATTCCAAAACCGCCCGCGATCGATCTCATGCCGAACGAACCCAAGGAGGCGCAACCTGGTCGCAAACTTCACGCTCGAGACCGCGAAGCGCCCCTCGTCACGGCACCACGCGGAATAGGATTGGTAGAGCTCGCCTGCACCGCGCCAGTCGCCGACCACGTCTCCCCTGGACGGCCCGCTGACAGCGACAGGGACGACGACGTGGGTATCGTGAGCCCATCCGGCCACAGAGTCGGCCTCGACCCGCCATTGCTGCACGGCACCGGCATGGCTTGCCGGGATCGTGTAGCCGCCATTGCGCAGGAGCCGGACGGCCCCATGCAATGCCCAGAGTACGATCCCCGGCCGCTCGGCAAAGAGCCCGCTCAGCAGCTCGTCCCGGTCGACGCGCTCGGGGTCGCGGTCAAAGGATCGGTTGAACGTCACGATCAAGAACCGCCGGAAAAAAGCATGGGTCAGGTCAACCGTGCCGGGCAGTGTGTTGGCCGCGAACAGGTGACCGGCCCGTGGGCGAAACGAAAACGGCCGCTCATAGGGCCGCCGTGCGCCTATCTCGTCCCCGGTGACAATCGCCTTGAACGCGCTCGAGTCCAAGACATCCGACTCCGGCAGCTCCGATAGAGAATTGAGGCGTTTCCCGCGAAGCTCGGCCCGGTAGTATTCGGTGGCCCATTTCTGTGGTGGAACATTCGACATTGCGCTTGCGGGGAAAAGCGACGTGACAACCTCGATCGCAATCGACTTGCCGTTCTCGCCATCGCCCAAAAACACGAGAGCTCTCTGGTATGAGGGCGCGATGCCGAGCAGCGCGGCCCCGACGAATTCCTGAAACGCCCTGCACTTGTCTTCGATGTCGGGATCATCACGGAATATCGCGCCCAGCGCCTTCTTCCATTCTGGGAATTCGGCATCCTCGTTGAAATCGAAATCGAGCGCCACCCGCGCCCGGTGGTCAGGGGAATGCTGGTGTTCGTGCAGGCCGTCGGCATCGACCGTCACGAATACGTTGGCGAACGCTAGCCCGGGAGCCGCGTTGCTGAAAAAGTCCGGTTGGTAGATCTCTTGGTCTACGAGGGCGCACCGGTGAGAGCCCTCGGCAAAATGAGACGAGACGGTAAGCGGGCGGAATTTATCTTCACCGTGCCCGACCAACGTCCCCGCCATCCCCTGGACGATCCCGGCACAACGCTCGCGACCAACCTCAGCGAATATACCGCGTTCTGGTTGATAGACCCAAAGCATGCCCTCCGCCGAAACAAGCGGGCCGTCACTCTCGGCCAGCAGCTTGTCCGCCAACGCGCGGCCAGCCTCGACTTCGTCCCCGCGCTTCATGACGGGCGCCCCCGCCGGCTGCGTGGTCGACATCTTGCGGCGCTCGGCCTTCACGGCTCGCTCGAGATCCGCCAGGATATGGACGCCGGCACGGCGGAGCCCGTCTTTGAGGCGCGCATATTCCGCGACGGGGAGGAGGGCGATTATCTCGACGGCTTCGGGTGCAAGCGGAGCCCCGGAATCATCCTTGGCTTTGGCTGGTAGCTCGTCTATGAATGCTCTGTCTTTCTCGATCTGCTCAACGATCTCGCGATCGGCCACGGCCCGCTCTGCGGCCAGGCGATCAAGCTCGGCGCTCTGTTCATCGGTGAGCCCATACAGATCTTCGGGCATGGCGCCCTCGTAATGCCCGTCACGGCGCGTGAGGTGTGACCCCCAGAGGGACATCACGCGCACATGACGGGCTAGATTGTCGAGCGGACAGGGGTCACGTAGGCACTCTACCTGGGTGGGGGTGGGTGGTCAAGGAGCTGTCGGTCACGAATCCCACCGAATTGGCCACCGTAGTGTCATGGCTCTGCGAGAGTTATAACATGCAGGATCGGCAGGATACCAAACATCGGGGTAGTTCCCGAATTGCCCGGCCGTGATATCAAGAACATTGCCACGCACAGTAACCCAGCAATGCCACGGATCTTCATTGGATCTGGCACCAAGAAACTGACCACCATAATGGATGAGCACACCCTTGATATCTGCCCGGTGTAGCGCTCGGCAAAGCGAAGCGCTTGCGGTATCACAATCGCCATCGCCGTATCCATGTCTGGCCCGTACTCGCTTAGCTATCCCGCGAACTGTTTTTCGCATCACCCCGAATACCTCCTAACAGCATGCCTAACCACCCGCTTAACCTCCGCCTCCGGCAACGGCGGCTGACACCGAGCATCGTTGATCGCCAACATCTTCTCCTCGATGTCGTCGCGTCCCTCGTTGATCAGGTAGCAACAGATCTTGAACAGCGTTCGGTTGCGCTCGCCCTCGACGATCGCGCGCCCGTTGATACCGCACCGCCGCAGCCCCGACGGCGCAGGCACCACCCGCCTCGGCGCCGGCCGCAACAACTCAATCAACCACCCAGGCATCTCCGCAAGCGGCAGCATGCCCGGAGCTGCCCTCGGGTGCCACTGATAGATGCCGCAGTCGCGCACGCTGGGCGGAGCCACCACATAGCCACCCGTCGCTCGGATATCAACACCAGGCGCCACGTTGACCTTGCACCCAATGTGCTCGGCCGGGTAGCGGAAATAGATATGCTGCCCACGCGGTGTCAGGCAAATGAGCGTATCGGGAAAGCGCTCATAGGATGCGAACCACGCATAGAGCGATCGTTGCCCTTGCTCGGTATCCACGTCGACCACCGCGAGGCCCGAGATCTCGCCCGTCGCCACCGCCAGATTCGCACCGGCCGGCCATGATTGCGGGTCGGTGGTCGCGTCTTTCATGCCGCGCGAACCAGCGAGCGGCTCTTTGCTGCGTGGTGCCAATGGGAACGTCGCCCAATTCTTAGCGGCGTAGGCGCGGGCGTAGTGTTCAATCCTACTCATCACCCCCCCGCAAAATCCTCAAACGGCACGTACCCATACCCGTCACAATGCAAAATCCAAAGCCGCACAGCATCCGGCATCGTATCCACAAGCGTGGCGTGATCCTTCTCGCGCAACAACCCACCGAGCAACCCATCAAGCTCGACACCGAACCGGCGGGCCACGCGGTGGCTCATCTTCTCGGTCCCGCTCGTAGCTCGGAATCCCGCGATGCGTCGGCCGCTCGGCCCGTGGTCGACAATGAACTCGGTGGAACTCAGCAGATCGGCTCTATGAACGGCCAGAGATTGTTGACGTCCGCACGCCAGGCCGGTGACGGATTGTGGCCCTCGGTCGGTTGAGATGTCGTAGTCAATTTGTTTTGGGTTTGGCATCAAGATCGCTCTCTTGTTTTGGGTTTGGCATGGTTACTCCTTGGTGGCGAGGGCGAGAATACGTTTGGCGATCTTGCATGAGCAGCACAGATGCGGACACAACGGGTTGTGCCCACTTGCCGCTTTCGCCGCCCTCTCCAGCCCGGCCTGGTAGGCGGTCTGGCAGTTGGTGTGCAAAAGGATTTGGATATCCTCGTCTGAGCAGCATTGCGGCTGATTGCTTTCGCCACACCACTTGCACTTGGTCGGGTCAGTCATCGTCGCCCCTTCTGTGACCGGCATGGTGGCGCTTTCCACAGCCACGCCCCGGACGTCCAGTAGTGTTTCCACCTGCGATGCGCCGTGTAGAATCGTTGCGCCGGACACCGCGCACACTGTTGGGTGATTGGGTCCAGGGTTGGCTCCCATCTATGCCGCCGTTTCCACTCAGGCATCGTCAACCACCCCCGCAAGAACAGCCCACAGATACGGCCAGGCTTTCTCGGCCTTCAGTCCCCGTGCCAAGCGCCCTGCCTTGCTGTCACCGACCTTGACCATCGCTCTGAACCACCGCAACCGCATCTCGGCCTCGGCGGGAGTGACGGGGATGAGATCGATGCTGGGCCAGCCGTCCCATTTCTGGGTCCAGGTGTCAGACGAGAGTAGCCTTGGGTCGGTGCCGTAGGTCTCATTGTCGCGCGTGAAGCCGCTGTCTTCGAGCCACCGGCGAAGCTCATCGCGTGAGTCCGCGACCACCAGGAAATCATAATCCGAGTCGCAGGTGAAAACCCCCACGAGTCGAGAGCCTGCGAGATGGAAAACGTAGGGGGCGTGCTCGAGGAGTGCCAGGCCGGGGTGGGGGGTGCTAATCGTCATTGGTGGTCTCCTGTTTTGGCGTGGCGGGTTTCCACTTCGCCTTGATCCTAGCGCGCTCCAATTGTTTTCGTGCCTCGGGTGTCCAATGCTCCCGCCGCCATGCTGCGGAACAAGAGCAGAGATAAAACACCGCCCCCGAGCACAGCGCATGATCGCAACCAAGCTCATGGGGTACGCCATCCATGGGCGTGAGCCTGACTGCCATCGCCATTACTTGTCGCCCTCGTCTTCGGGCGCGGTGGCTTTGCTGGTGCAGGATTGACACGGGACATCCACAATGGGTTGTTCAGTATCGATCATTGATGGTGTTGTACCTTCGCCGTGGCACTCGGGGCAGTCAACCCACCTCTGAGTATTCCGCGACTCGACCCGTTTGCTACCGTGGCAGCGGTGGCAGGGCTCGGCCGGTTTCGGTTGGGGTGGGATGATGCCACTGCTATTTAGGATTTGCCGTACCTCTTTGTCTTCTGTCGCCCTTGCATCATTGATGTCGGCGTCGGTCTGCTTGCCGCGTTGCCATCGTCGTAGCGTCTCGCGCAACTTCTCACACCCACACGGCTCTGCCGGTTTCGGTTGGGGCGAGGACTGCCGAGCGATGTCGGCGTAGTCGTTGTACCACGGCACCCACCATTCTGTTGCCAGGTCCGAGTTCTCGTTGACCTCGCATAGCGCAACCATCTCTCGCACCGCGCCTAGCAATCGCTCACGCTCCCCGCACGCGGGCTCTGCCGGGGGCTCGGGTTGGGTGGTCGGATCGAGGGTGGCCGCAGACGACGGGGATCCTCCCTGACCTTCGTCAGGTCTACCAAGTCCGCCGTCTGCGGCCTCAAGCGCACTGACGCGTTTTATGAGACCCATAATTATTGCGTCACGATCCATCGTCGGTCTCCTCACTTGACTACGTCAACCAGGTTCAGGTTCCCCAATTTCTCGATGACATCCGAATCAGCCTTCTGATCAAACCCCTCTGCTCCGTACTGCAAAGCGCCGATGAGGTTCTGTGCGTCGCGTGGTGTACCGCCAGACCGGGTGACCAACACAGCAAACTCTTGCTCACCCCTCTTGATGAGTGTTGAGATGAAATCGTAATCACTGGTATCGTTTTTCTCTACCGTGCCCCACCCTTTTGTGTATTGGAGGACTTCGTTTTCCAGGCCCATCGATCGGGCTGTCGCGAGGAATGTGGGCCATTGTGCTTTCGTCGGGTGGTATCCATCAGTGGCAACGCGACATACCTTTTTGAATTTCCACCACAACTCAGTCTCAAGCCCATCTATCTCCCGCCCCTCTTTACTGTCGTCTGGTCCTAGGCCATACCACCTACGAAGCTCATCTAAAATATCCCTGGGCAAGCTCTCTTCGATTGCCATCTGGACGTGGAGTATGCAGTACTCTTTTCTTGTCCTACGGCTGCAACAAGACATCTTATCTGCGACGTCGCGTATCGCGGGATGAAATCGGCGTTTCATGCTCTCGTTTTGATCTTCTTCGAGTTTCACTAACGACATTCCTTCACCAAAAGTTGTCCTACGCATGATCACTCCCTTACGGCTGCGTTTGGTCCCAACAACCAGATTTCTGCACCAAAAGAAGAGATCGGATCTCTCCCTCAAGTCGTATAATCTCGGCTGCTTGCTCTGCGTTGGTTTTTTTCGACGACAAGATCGATGCCTTCAGTTTGACGTTGATCTCACGCAATCGCTCTGCACGCTTCCGCAGTCGCTCTAATTTATCCATTGTCGGTCTCCTTGATGCGATTCTTCATAACGCGACGTCGCTCTTTGTCGCTCACGAATCCGCGCTCCGTAGTCTCGATGTGATAAATGCTATCGTCGAATGCTGGCTCGCCTGTCTCTGGCGCGTTCTCGTCAGCGGTCTTTCCGAGAAATGCCGCATCAGCTTTGGACCAACGAGGCTTGCTGCCGTAGCCGCTCACCCAATGAATGCCGTCCTCTGGTTGGTGCGCAGCAACGATTTCATCTAGCGGGGAGCCAAGGCGGCGTTGCTGATCTTGCGTCAAGTCCACGGGTAGAGCAAAGTCAATCTCTATGCGGCTAATCATCGTCGGTCTCCTCGCTTGCTTTGCCTCCCCCACAGGTCCCGCTACTGTCACCGTCCGGTGTGTTACCTCCCGGTTTCTGGCCGCCGGGCTTGGCTGACTTGGCGAGGGCGGCGCGGGCACGTCCGCCTCTATCGCAAATGACTTTTGCTTCCGATCTTCGTGTTATCCCCCCGCGCGGGTTATAGTTCTTCTCGTTGCCGTACCATTCCAAAGCATCCCGCAACCCCGCCCGCTTGTCCTGGAGTTCGACGTAATCGGCGTAGTCCACGTAGTCGCCGTGCGAGTGGCGTTCCATTTCCACGCCGCATCCCTCGCCGCCGTCCATTGTCATGTGTGGGTTGTATCGCGTGACTGTCATGGCTTGGTCTCCTCGGGCGCGGCTGACTTGACGAGGGCGGCACGGACGATCTCTGCCGTCTCTTTGATGTGCTTAATCAAGGCGGTACAGCAATCCCACGAGTCATCGTGGGGGCAATCCCCGTCGCAACATCCATGCGCATCGAGATATTCTAGCTGCCCCAGTGCCTCCCGCAACTCACGCTCACGGGCGAGGGCGGCGTCGAGATCGGCTGAGTAATCAGCTTTCATTTCCTCGCCAAGATTCTTGATAGCCCCCATGGTTTGGTTGTGAGTGCGATCTAAATTCCTGTCCTCTGCTTCTTCTGCTCTCTTTCTCCATTCACCTCGCTCCCGCTTGCATTCTTCCGCCCGCTCCTCGGCTGCGGCGAGCTTGGCACGTAACTCTCGGCGCTCTTGAGCCACCGCCTGCCGTTCGGCCTGTTCTCCCGTGTAGTTGTACTCTGCCGCCTCACGTCGGGATCGCTCGGCGGCGAGCTTGGACCTGAGGTCGGCGATGCGTTGCCGCAGACCATCGTGCGCCTCCAGTGCTTCGGGTGTTTCTTTCGTGTCTGCCATCACGTCACGCCCTTTCGTTTGGCTGCATTGTCTGCGAGCATCATCGCGAAGTTGGCAACGTCGGCTGCCTCTCTGACGACTGCCGCGGGGTTGACCTTGCTGGGAGGGAAAGAACCACAGCGGCACGGGGTGCATTTACCAAGGCCTAAAACTTCCTGTAACTCCTCTACCTCCTCCTGTAGACTACCGAACAACCACGAGAGGGTTTCTTGATCCCACCCACCCTTCTCGTCATTCGCCCGAAGCTGCCTTTCCATTGCCTGCGCGAAGACTAGAACCTCTGGTCTCAATTTCATTCTCCGCCCTTTCGTTTGGCTGCGTCGTAAGCTCCAATCGCGCGTTTTGCTACTCCGTCCTCACCACACCGCGACCGGAGTATTTCCGCAACATAGTTTGCTGCCTTCTCCACCTCCCGTAGCCTCCGGCACTCGGCTATGAGGGCAGCAAACTCTTTTGGCAGACAGCAATTTCGCGAGCACGGGCCATGGGTGATGCAGTTGTGCGCTTGCAGTTTGTCTAGGTCGAGATCAACCATCACCCACCGCCCTTCGGGTTGAGGGCGCGCCAGGTTCTAGAATGAGTGCAGCCTACGCAATAGTCATCCTCACAGTCGGGCCCGTGCAGGGCTGCCATCGCATTCCCCGCCCTCTCAAGCGCCGCCACGCGCTCGCGGAGGGAGTCGCGCTCTTGTGTCGCATTGGCCAGGCTGGCGCCCATGACGATGTGGTCCGCAAGGGCCTGGGACAGATCTTCTACCGCCCTTTCCGCCCGCTCCCGCAACGCCACGTTCTCGGCGCGGAGCGTTTCGATCTCTCTGTTCAAGTCGCCACTTACGAATGCAAGATTATTCGCGAGCACTTCCGGCGGCATGTAGTCAGGATCGTTCTCGTTCATCGGTCACCCTCCTCGGTTTCGCGGCGGGGGAAACTCCCTGACCCGCAGATCCTCGGGCCACTCGCTCATGTCCTTGCTCACGCGGCCGTCGATATCTATTTGCTTGTAGAACACTGCGACTCCCGCCGCCCGGCATTGCTCGGCAATGGATCGCGCCCATTCGATCTTCATCGGACGGCGATTGGGGCCGGATTCGCAGCCGACGATGACCCAATCTACATCGAATACGCAGCCGATGACATCTATCTCAGCCAGCAACGGCTCCAAACTCAGAAACCTCACCGTGGCTGGCACGTGCGGCAGATCCTGCATCACCCGCTCGAGGTCGGCTTGCGTTGAGGCGGAGGCGCCGGGCCAGACGTTGGGGAGGGGCCAGGAATATAGCGTGCGCTCATACTCCCCCTCTCGCATTTTCAATCTCAACCATGCCTCATAGGACGCCTGGCCCCTAAACGAGTCGTTTTGCATCAGCAGTCGAGCCCGCTCCGGCCTCTTCGTCAAAACTTGAAACGTGTGCTGCGGGCACGCCGCCATCACGCCAAAGACCGCCGCGATGAACTCGTCCGGCACGTCCCTGTGGAACAAATCACCCATCGAACACGCAAAGAACTTGGTCGGCTTGCGTCGGCGCAGTGGTTCGCTCAGACGGTCGGGGTGGGTACGGACGTCGGAGAAATTGCGTGGGCGCAGGAAGGCGTCGACCCCGATGTCGACAGTGAGCTGGCCTGAGCCCTCGGCCCTCTGTGTTGCTTCGGCGGACGTGCATGGGATCATATCGCCACCATACACCCGCGGAAACAACCGCCGAGCGTAGCAGTTGTCGCAGCCAGGCATGCCCGAGTGGGTACAGCCGGTGACGACATTCCAAACTTCGTCGGTCCAAGAGATCTTCGTGCTCATGATTTCTCCTCATCAATCCACAAAATACGCCGCCCGGTCTTACGGTCGACGGCAAGCCGCACGTACTCGCCTCGGTATTCCGCGACTTCGTTGGTGAGCTGATAGCGATGGAATCGGCCCTTGCCGAATATGCGCTTGCGGTGTGGGGTGTTGCGTTTGCTCATGGCTTTTCCTTGGGTGGGAGGGCGGCAAAGAACGCACGGACTTGCGTGCGCAGACACTCCTCGGGAGTATTCCCGTCCCTCGGTATGTGCCAGAAAGATGGGTATCCGGTGTGCTCCCATAGGATGTATTCCGAATCGTCCACTGAAGCCTCGCGGCCAAATTCGTGTGCTACGGTTTGGATCAATTCATGCGCCGTCATCCCTCACCTCGTATTGGGACGACCCGGCTGTCGAAACCCCGCAAGAGTTTCACCGGGCCGCCCCTGGGTGTGTCACCATTGCCTTGAGCTTGCACATGCACACCCGGCCGGCAGAATTGCACGGCGCTAGCCAAGATTGGTTCTCTCCCTGAACAGCTCAGCCAAGAAACAAACACCAAATCCGACCATGGCGATACCAGCAAAATACGGTTGCCCCGTCGCCAACACCATGGCAGATCCTATAAGCCCCGTGAGCGAACCAAGGATAGTGATCATTTCTGCTCCTCCTCGCTCTCGCTCGCCAGATCTTTGAGCGACAACCATTTGTTGTCAATGATGTGTCCGATCCTATGCACGCACCCATGGTCATAATCGACGCGCACGTAACAACCAACGAGATCCTCCCAGTCATTGACGCCGACAGTTTCCAGTACGCCGCGGATCGCGCGCACTGCAAATTCACCACTGCCGCCGCTGCGTTTATCCAACGCATAGCCGCCAAACCCCTGCTCTGATTCACCGTAGTCAAGATGGACAAAGAACGTCAGGCATCCGTGGTCTTCAATGTCAAGCGTCGTCCCGATGATTTTCGCGTTGCTTCGTTCGATTGTCATGACTACCCACTCCTTGCTTTCCTTCGTTTCATCTCCGCATCCACCCTGCGGAGTCGTCGCCCCAGGGTCAGCCCCTCGCGCATCGCCGCCTCGTTAGCTTCAAATGACCCGAGATCATCGAGGCTCTGTGATGCGGCCACGGCATCGCAGAGATCATCGTATGCTCGTCGTAATTTGTCGTCGTCCATTTCGACCAAGTCGTTCACGGCCGGCGCCGCGATCATGGTGACGAGTCGCCGCCTGTCTACATCGCTAACCATTCTATCTCGCCCTCCAAATCAAACCCCGCGCCGCACCCTTTGTCAACCCGATCGGAACGTCCGCCCCGCCCCTACGCAGGCAAGTGATCTGCTTCTCGGTCGCCGGATCGTTACGCCAGTCTGCGGCCTTCGCATGCGTGAGCAGATCCGAAGCCTGCCCCCGATCCAATCCGTCGGCAATCGGTACTTTCGCCCGCTTGAGTGCCCCGATCTGCTTCCCTGTCGGTTCGAGCTGTCGCCACCGTTCCGATTGGATCCCAGCCAAAGCTATGGCGGAGCACCGCCGGACATAATCCTCCGCCACCCCGAGGGCCAGGCTTTGGTCGACGGGTCGCGACGTGAGCGGATCTCGCGTCGGCCCGCCCACCACCTCGACTACCCAGAGATCGCCAACCGGCCGCATGATGATCGTCCCGCCCTGCCCGGCGCTCAGCGCATACTCGCCGGGCTTGCCTCCGACCCACCGAAGCGCCGACCGCACACCGGGGGCCACGCCTCGGATCTGGCGGAGCAACGCCTGGCCCCGCATCTCCAACGCGATCGACGGATCGGGCTCGCCCTTGCTCGACTCGGCCGGGGCGGCCGGGGCAAGACCGAAGATCACGGGTGCCTGCACCAATGTGTGCCGCTTGCTTGTGCCGACCAGATCCAGGATCAGGCAGTTGGCCTTCATCGGCGCCAACCGCAGCCCACGGCCGATCATCTGGATCGCGAGGCTCTTGCTGGTGGTCGGCCTGGCCATAACGATTGCGTCGACGCCAGGGTCGTCAAAGCCCTCGGTGAGGACCATGCAATTCGCGAGCTGCCGGATCTCCCCAGCAGCAAATCGACGCAGGATGTCGCGGCGTTCGTCAATCGGCGTGGCGCCGCATACCCACGCGGCGTCAGATCCAAGTGCCTCGGCCACAGCTTCGGCCTGGCGAACCGACACCACGAAGATCAAAGAGCGCCTATCGGCCGCGTGCTCACGAACAGCCGCGACGATCTCGCCCACGATGCCGGCTTCGAGCAATGCCGCATCGAGATCCGTGCCGACGAAATCGCCGTCAGCACCGATGCCGATCGCGTCCAGGTCGACATCGATCTTGCGTTGGATGATCTCGACGTCCACCAGGTAGCCCTGCTTGATCGCGTCGAGCATGTGGAGCTGGTAGACGACACGATCAAAGACCGAATTGAGCCGCGCTTGATCTGTTCGTTCGGGGGTGGCGGTCAGGCCGAGGAGGAGGGGGGCGTTGACACTATCGACAACGGTACGCCAGGAGCGTGCCGTCGCGTGGTGGCACTCATCTGCTACCACGAGATCGAAACCAGGCTTCTGTCCGCAGCCCACTCCGCCATCGCAGAGATACCGCAAGCGATTATCCCGCCACGCCGTCTGTACGCTGGCGAATACAACGTCCCTCGCGTCGTACTCATTGCGCTCCGCCTTGACCACACCGGCCTGCGCCTCGGGCCACACCTCGGCAAGCGCACGCAGGGGCTGCTCTATCAACTCATCGCGGTGGGCAAGCCAGAGCGTGCGTGCGCCGAGCTCTTTGGCGAGGGCCAGGCCCGTGATCGTCTTCCCGGTCCCGCACGGGAGGGTCAAGAGCAAGCGCTTGTCGCCTTCGGCCACGGCCTGTCGGAAGGCGGCGATTGCGTCGCGCTGGTAGGGGCGGAGGGTGATCATTTGCGTCAACCCACACTCAGGCCCGGTGGCTGGGTCTGAGTGTCTTGTCTCCCCTCAGGTCTTCCTCGCCCGGATCTTGATCTTGATCTTTTTTCTGTGGTTGATGACGCGCAAAATGCCCAACCCAGCAGTTTTTTCTCCTACCGACGGAGCTGCGAGCTCGGCTTGCATGCCACATATCGCCTGGAGTAGTTTGGATTTCCCCCCCTGCTCGATCATCTTGTTGCAATGATCCTCAACGGGAATCCCATTGTCAACGAGCCAATAAAGCCCCTTTTGGATGTGGACGTGCATCGTGTTATCGCCGACTATGTCGAGATGCACCTCCAGTGCCCGCGTTGCTACAGTCTCCTTCGTCCGCCATTGGCGCAAGAGTTGTGCGATGAATCGCACGGTTTTCGGTTGGTCGTTTTTACCGACCACCAAATCATGCGACTTCAGCCACTTGTCTACTTCGATCTCCGGCGATATTTTTGCCTTCACGGCGGCGGCGAATTTCTCGGTGGCACGCACCGGCCGACGGTGAGTATTCAACAACAAAAAAGCGTAGGCCTCATGGTCGCGACCGCGTGATGGGAAGATGATGCATGGAACTTTTACGATATCGTCTCTGTGCTTGACCGCACACAGCCGCTGCATCCCATCTACAACAAACAACCGACCGTCTTTTCTTTTCATAACGGTCAGTGTACTGAACGCCGCCCAACTGAAGTTTGCAGCAATTCCCAGCGTGTTGGATTCTGAAACCTCGCCTCGCTGATACGCGGGATCGACCTTCAAATCCCTGATTGCTATCTGTTTGTGCAGCCCGGTATCTTCCAGTCTCGTCCAATTGTACCTTTCAATCTTCCCCACCTTGCTTGACTCGCAATTCCCTGTATCCGGCATTTCATTCACCTTTCTAGGCCGGCTGCGTGCTGGCCAATTTGGTTAACCGAATCCTGCCACATCATCTGCTCCCACACACCCCCGCCCGACCAATCGGCGCACCCGAGGAGGACGCCAGGGCCGCGCCCGCCGGGCGGGGGTGTGGTTGTTATTGCCACTTCTGTTCGCACACAACCCCCGGCTCCACAATTTCAATCACCCGCGTGTCTGGACACCAGGAGAATATGATCTTCCCGTTCTCTATCAAGAGAGCATCGGTTGGGCATTGGACAGAATCCACCCACGGCGATTGGGCCCATCTCGGCTTGTGCATGGAGAGGTGAACCACGAACAACACAATCACCGCGGTTAAGCACAGGGCCGTCCAGATAGTGACGTAATTACTCATCCCGCCACCCATCCACCTGCACCCACTTGCCGTCGACCTGTCGGGCGCACGGATCGCAGGCGTTGAGGCAGACCGTGCCGTCAGAGAAAACGCAGACGGACGTACCGGCCGCACCATTCAGCACGACATCACACGTCCGGCTTGCCGTCTTGTCGGCGTGGCGGATGCAACCGTGGGCGATTGCGGCGGGCTTCTCGACCACGGGGGGCGCTGTTGATTCAGCCTCGTCCACCAGCGCAGTGATACTCGCGCCAAGAAAGACCGCGACAATCCCGAGCGCCCCCAGAAAAATCGTGATAGCCCCGAGGGCCGTGATCGTTTTCTTCATTTCGTTTTCTCCAGCTCGGCTAGTATTGCGTCGACGATGACAACGACATTCCTAGCGGTGTTGTCCCCCAACCCGCCGCCGGCAATGACCATGCCGGCCATCCACGTTCGGGTGTCCATGCCGAGGTAACAATCCGGATCCAGCCTGCCGTCGTCCTCTCGAGCGGGACTGGTTGGGAACGCCGCTTCATCACTCGTCGCCTTTCTTGCGCTCCTCGTCAAGGATTTCCAATATTCGATCGGTATTGACCTGTGTCGCACGTACGCCCACGGCCACCAGGGCAACCATGAGAAACACGCCGACGATCATTACGCTCGTCATCACTCCGGCCCCCCGAAGTCGGGGATGCCGTCGTCGTGCTCGCCAGCGCACTCGCCCCTGAGCGCCCCGGCGTTCGCTCCGTCGAGATTGTCGCGGATCGGCGGGCCATCCTTCACCTCCCCAGTCTTCGGATCCATCCCCTCCGGGTCGCCAGTGATCGGATCAGTCGGCCCCTCCACGTCTCCGGGATCGGCCGGTGGAGCGGCCAACGCATCCTGACGCGCCTTGTAGGCATCGCGGACGATCTTGATATCGGTTTTCGTCAGCTCGCCAGCCCTCTTCTTGATCCCCTCACTCACGCCCGTGAGCGTGTCGAGCGTTCCCGCCGCCGCGACCGCGGTCAAGATCTGCGGGACCAGCATGTCGCTCTTCTTCGGGTCGGGCTCGGTACGCGGGGGCGGAGCCTGGTTGTCGGTTCGGACGCGGGCGCCACCGACCCGACGGCCCTTGAACTGCACCTCGGGTACGAAATAGAGCGTGATCGAATGACCGGGCCACTTGGTCACGTCGGCGCCGAACAACTCGACCAGCGAGTCTTCGATCTCCGCACCGATCCGGAGCATCTTCGGTCCATCCGCGGTTGAGCATTTCGCGATGGCGATCGTCTTGCCCCAGAACTCGTGACGCGGATCGACCGATTCGATCTTGGCCTTCACGTCGCCACCCATGACATCCACGCCACAGATGTACAACGATGGTCGCAGCGGCTTGCCTTGGTAGAATGCTTTTTGTCCCATTGTCTTGTCCTCCTGTGTTTGGTTATGCGGGCATCCCACCCGCTTGGAGATTACCTGCCATCCCTAGTAGGGCGTTGCCCCCGAAACCTCAGAAATCCAACCCCGAATAATCCGCCCGCTTCAACTCTTCCTTCTCCGGCTCTGCCCATCTCGGCAACCGCAGCTCGAGCGGGCCATCCTCGTAAGCGCCGGGCCAGTGGCCGGACGCCATGCACTGATCATAGATTGCCCGCGCTTCGCGGTATGCAGTGCGCCCGATCTCGAGCAGACCGTCGGGCGCGGCCGGTACGTCTTCCGGTAGATCGTCATGTACATCCGGAGCGCCCATCTCATAGACCGCCACCTCGTAGGGTGCGACCTTCTCGACCACGATCACTTTCATCTCGAGCCTGGGATCGATCAGCCTGCACGCACCGTCGAGGTACTGCGCGAACTGGAGATGGTACCCGAGCCGCGCGCACTGTGCGGCAAAGAGCTGTGGCGCCGCGTTGGCTGCGCTCTTGATCTCGAGTATGAAATCAGGGGCCAGGCCATCGAGCCGCGCCTTGTAGCCGTCCCAGAAAAGCGAGACCTCCCAATCGGTCACCTGATCCAACAGCGGCCCGGCTACGGGATGCCCCCGCACAGCCGCAGCCACGCCCGCGATGTCGTCATAGGCGTTCTGTTTGAGAATGGTTTGGCTGGCGTTGTCTTTCTGGAACTTCTCCCACGCCTTGCCGCGCCGCGTGCCATCGAACGCGACAACCTGCTCCTCGAAAAGCTCCGGCTGCCCGATCGCCAGATGCACCGCAGTCCCGCTGCGCATGGCGTCGGTCTCGCCTTTGGTCTGCGCATGGTATGCCTTCGGGCTTTGCGTGTGGATCGTCTTGAGCGCCGACGATCCGATCTCCGGGGCGGCGTGGTAGTCGGCGGCGGGGAGGTTTTTGATGATTTGGTTTCTCGGTTTGGTTGTCTCGGTCATGACTGCGCACCCCCGCCGAAATCAACGTCGATGACTTCGGGTTTTTTGGTCTTCGGTTTCTCCCCCGGTGGCTTCTTCCCTTCGGTCTTCGCGGGCTCGGGGCTTGCCTTCTCTGCCCCAACAACCTCCCCCTCGTGAAACACGACGCTACAGCCCTTGCCATCCCCCACAACGACCATCCAAATATGAGCCTTGTTCTTGTCGGCCCACTCACTGAGCGCCTCCCGGCTCTCCACGTCGAACGCTGAGCCCTCATCAAGCAGCAGCTCGCGGAGGTCGGGGCTCTGGGCCAGAACGATCTCCGCGCTGGCCACGAGCTTCTCCCTCATGCTCGCCTGGTCCCACGAAAAATCGTGGAGCATCACGGTATCATCGTCGACCGACAGACCGACCACGGGATACTCGGCCTCGGCGATTGTCTTGGCCTTCTTTTCGTCCAGGTCTTCGAGGTTGCGATCGAGAGCCCTGGCTGCCTTCTCAGCCGCGCCGTGGTCGACAGTCAGCCGCGCATGCTCGGCATTGTCGCGCACCCTGCGGTTGGCCTCGTCGACCGTGGCGAGCCGCACCTGGATCTCCTCGGTGTCGGGGTCTTCGAGTTTGGCGACTTCGGCTTTGAGGGTGCGGCCCCGCCCGGCGGCGACTTCGACCCCCGCCTTTGCTGCAACAAGATCTGATTCGGCCTTCTTCATGATGACTTGCGCCGCCCGGTACTTGTCACCCACCTCCCGCAGCTCCGCCCGCTTCGTCTCGTGCCCCGCGTTGATCTCCTGCCGCCGCGTCAGCTCCGCCGCCAGCTTGGCTACGGATACCTCTTCGATCGGCGCATCATTGCTATGTGATGCGCTGTCGAGCTGTGCACGGAGCCGCTTCGCGTCGCGGTTGGCGTCGGTGCGCTCATCATAGATGCAAGCGCGCTCGGCATCATGCGCGGTGAAATCCTGCCCCGGTACCAGCTCACGCACGACAGCGAGTAGCTCGGCGTTTTTCATTCGCGCGATCTTGCCGAGGTCTTGCATACAACCGCCCTTGATCTGATCCATCAAGGCCTGAGGTGTGCCGTCCCTCCCCGTCACCACGAGCGATGTCCCCTTGCGCGTGAGTTTGCGCTCGACCTCAAAGCCGCCGTTGTCGAGGCCGCCATCGATCTCGGCCCGGATGTGACCTCGCTTTGCCCCCCGACGCAGCGGCTCATCCGGGATCGCTTTCGCGCCATCGAACAACATTCCGACCGAACGGAGCGCAGTGCTCTTGCCTTGCGCGGTCTTCCCTCCGATCGTCGTGATCGGTTCGCCGTTGGGGTGGATCTCGGCGACCTTGATCGCCATCGTATTTTCGATTTCCAGTGTCGTGATTCTGCTCATGGTTTGTCCTCCTGT